AAGAAATTAGAAAGTGTGATGTTAGATGCTCAAACTGCCATAGAATTAAAACCATAGAAAGAAGAAATAAATTAAAATGAAAAAGCTAGAAGTTAAAATTCAAAAGAAAAAAATTAGAAGAAAGGGGGTTCACGCTAAGACGAAACAGTCCAAGAACAAGGCCTCTAAATTTTATTCTAAATCCTATGCTGGTCAGGGTCGATAACTACGATGAGCATGCTATTGCAATTTGTCCCAACGGTACACAGGGTGAGATTATTGAACTCAGTGGGCTACTCATTGTACTTCCCGCTCAGCCTCCCGAAAAAGAAATTGAGGGATATGGAAAGTCAAACGACTTGCAGCTGTGGGAGAGGCGTCCTATGCCTGAAGAGCTGTCTAGGATTCGTTCTATGGATGAGTGGGGGGAGATGCCAAGGGAGTTTCGACAAAAGTTTTCTCCGTATATCGAAGAGGAGTTTCGCCGCAGGCGTGAAGGCTTTTGGTTTTACAATAATGGTGTCCCTACATATATTACGGGTAGGCACTACATGATGCTTCAATGGACTCGGATGGATATAGGGTATCCGAGCTTTTTAAACTTCCAAAGAGAAATTTTCGTACATTTAGCTGCGTGTGAGGCGGATCCTAGATGTATTGGGCAGCTCTATACGAAGTGCAGGCGTAGCGGATATACTAATATCTGCTCCGCTGTACTTCTTGATGAGGCTTCACAAGTAAAAGATAAGCTCCTAGGAATTCAGTCTAAAACTGGTAAGGACGCTCAAGAAAATATTTTCATGAAGAAAGTAGTGTACATGTTTCGTCACTACCCTTTCTTCTTTAAACCAATTCAAGATGGTACCACTAACCCACGCATGGAGCTGGCTTTTCGCGAGCCGAGTAAGAGAATCACGAAGAAGAATAAGACTGCGCAGACGGGCGAAGCTCTTAATACGGTTATAAACTGGAAGAACACAACTAACAACGCATATGATGGCGAGAAGCTACATTTGCTGTATCTAGATGAGGCTGGAAAATGGGAAAAACCTACAGACATAAGGGACGCATGGAGGATTCAGCGGACCTGTTTGATCGTCGGAAGAAAAATCGTGGGAAAAGCCCTCGTAGGAAGCACCGTAAATCCGATGGACAAGGGTGGGAGGGAGTACAAGGAATTGTGGAAGGATTCGGATCCGAACGAGAGGAACGCGAATGGACGGACCAGAACGGGACTATATAGGATTTTCATTCCATCATTTCACGCTTTAGAAGGGTTTTTTGACAAATTTGGAAACCCAGTAGTTGAAGACCCTAAAGAAACTATTGAAGCCCTCGATGGAGAAGATATTTTGATTGGCGCTAAAACCTATCTTAAAAATGAAAGACAGAGTTTGAAGCATGATCCATCAGAGTTAAATGAGGTTACTCGTCAATTTCCATTTACAGAAGACGAGGCCTTTAGGGATAGCATTGATGGGAGTTTGTTCAATATTGGAAAAATATATGAACAGATACAATACAATGATGAGCTATTTCCCAACCCAGTTGTTGTTGGAAATTTTGTATGGAAGGGCGGCGTGAGCGATACGGAAGTTGTTTTTAGCCCAGATCCAAATGGAAGATTTAAGGTGGCGTGGATGCCTCCGCCTGAATTTCGAAATAAAAAAGAAATAGTTAGAGGGAAGCGAGTTGCTCCAAACTCAGACATTGGATGCGGAGGTGTTGACTCTTATGACCTAGACGCCACTGTAGATGGGAGAGGATCTAAGGGCGCTTTACATTTATACAACAAATTTCATATGGAATATCCATCAAACATGTTTGTTGTAGAGTATGCCTCTAGGCCGCCATTAGCAAAAATCTTTTATGAAGATGTATTAATGGCAGCTGTATTTTATGGGTATCCCATCTTAATTGAAAACAATAAGTACGGTATTGCAAGATACTTTGAATCAAGGGGTTACGATGGATACTTAATGGATCGACCTCAACATTTAAGCAGCAGTACAGCTAAGGTAAAAGTGAAGACCAAGGGTATCCCATCAAACTCTCAAGATGTCATTCAGGCTCATGCTCATGCAATTGAATCTTACATTCATAATCATGTCGGGGCCAATCATGAAAAGGCTGAGATGGGTAAAATGTATTTTAATGAAACTCTTGAAGATTGGATAGGATATAAGATAGACAATAGAACAAAGTTTGACTTAACAATTAGTTCTGGCTTGGCTCTTCTCGCCGCTCAAAAGGTTAAAAAGAAAAAGGTTGACAGCTTTGATGAGAGGCGATTTTTTAGGAGATATAAAGTCATCGGCTAATTCCTTATATTTGCAACATATACTCTCTTGTAAATGAAACAATATAGCGGAAAAAAAAATTTTCCAGACCCGCTTGCTCCTCAGGAAGAAAAAGAGAGCAGAGCGTATGGATTAAAATATGCTAAGGCTATTGAGTCTCAGTGGGGCAAGAGAACCGACAGTTCTTCTTTGTTCTCAAAACGGTATAATCTATTTAAAAGGAACAAAGAATACGCAAATGGCGTACAGGATACTACTATTTATAAAAGACTCTTAAACAATCTTGACCCAAATTCTGGTGATGGAAGTTTGATGAATCTTGATTTTACTCCAGTTCCAATTCTTCCAAAGTTTGTCAGAATTGTAGTAAATAAAATCCTTGGTAGGAATTTATATCCGAACCTTGAGGCTGTAGACCCATTGTCTTCTTCTGAAAAGAATAGGGATAAAAAAAGGATTGAAATACAAGTAGCTCTCAAGAAACAGCTTATGGCATTTAAGGAGAAGACTGGGGCTACAATTGGCATGGACCCAGAGATGATTCCAGACAATGAAGCTGAAGCTGAAATTTTTATTGGTGAGAATGTCAAAAGTGATGCTGAGATTGCTGCTCAAGTGGCAACAGATATGACATTGTCGTGGAATAGTTTTGACGACAACATCTTTAGAAGATGCGTAAATGATCTGGCTACTAATGGAATGGCTGTAGTTAAAAGATCAAATGACCCAAACTACGGTATCAAGACTCACTATGTAGATCCAAAGGATTTTATTCATAGCGAAACCAATGACCCAAGCTTTGAGGATATTACTTATGCTGGGCACATTAGAACCATGCCGATCCAGGAGCTAAAAAGAATTGCTAGTGGCGAACTTGAAGAAGAAGATTTTCAAAAAATCGTTAAACAGGTTTCTGGGCGAAGCGCAAATGGTCAGGCGTATGACAGCACCATAGGAAAAAACATTTATGAATACGATGAGTACTCTGTTGATGTTTTGGAATTTGAGTTTTTGTCGACAGACTGCATGTACTTTGAGGAGAAGGAAAATAGATTTGGGAATAGAAACTTCTTTTACGAAGGATTTGACTATAAAGAAAAAGCAGGTAGTGTCTTTGAGCGCAAGCCATATAAAATGGAGATCGTAAATGTGTATAAGGGTTATTTCATCCTTGGCACTGATTATCTATTTGGGTATGGCAGAATGCACAATGTGCCCAAAAACATCTACGACATTAGTAAGGCAAGAATGTCTTATTCTGTTGTAGCAACAAATCTTACTGACATGATGCCAAAATCAATGGTATCAAGTTGTGTCGGGTTTGCAGACATGCTTCAGTTAACTCACCTTAAAATTCAACAAGCTATCGCTAAGGCTAAACCAGATGGCTTGATTATTGACATTGAAGGGTTGGAAAATGTGCAGCTTGGAAAGGGTGGTGAATTGCAGCCATTGGACCTGCATGACATTTATGAACAAACTGGTGTTTTTTACTATAGAAGTAAAAACCCAGAGGGAGGCTTTCAAAACCCTCCAATCCGTGAGATTGGAAATAGTATTAGAAACATTAATGAGCTTATTGGTTTGTATAACCACTACCTCAGAATGATACGTGATACTACAGGTATTAATGAAGTTGTAGATGCCAGCACTCCAAAGTCAGAAGCCTTGGTGGGCGTGCGTGAGCAAGCCATTGCCGCATCTAATAATGCAACATATGACATTACAAATGCTTCGATGATTCTTTACAAGAATGTTTGTAATGATATCGTCAAGTGTTTGCAGATTTTGCCAGAAGATTCTGTTATTATGGAGGTTTATAGAAATGCTATTGGTCAAACCAATATGAGTGTTCTTACTAGCTTCTCTAGACTTCCTATGTACAATTTTGGTGTCCAGGTTCAAAAGGATATGGATGATAAAGACCAAGCATACTTGGAGCAAGCAATACAAATCTCTCTTGGACAAAAGGAGATTGATCTTGAGGATGCCATGGCCATTAGAGAGCTTAAAGATATAAATCAAGCAGAAAGACTTCTAATTGTTAGAAGAAAAAAGAAGTTTGAACAAGCACAGAGAATGGCTGCACAGCAACAGCAGATGCAGGCTCAAATGGCGCAGCAATCTCAAGCCATACAGCTTCAAATTGAGGGTCAAAAAATGCAAGCTGAAGCACAAATTGAAGCTCAGAAAATGCAGCTTAAAGCTCAACTTGAGGCACAGATGGCGGCAATGAGACACGAGTTCAATAAGGAGATTGAAACCATTCGTGCTAAGGCTACTCTTGGATTTAAAGAAACTGAAGAGGACTTTAAAGAAAAGCTTGAGGTTCTTAAAGAGGATCGAAAGGATGAAAGGGTTAAAAAACAGGCTGTAGAGCAGTCAAAGCTTATCTCTCAAAGAAAAGGGCAGAGAACAGAGTTACAAGGAGATGATGGCAATCCTATGAGAAATGTTTTAATGAATATGCAAAATGGCCAATAAAGTAAACTTAGACGTATCAGAAGTTCTGGATATTACGTGCCGTCAAGGAGACACATTTGAGCTTACTCTAACTCTCAAGGATTCCACTGGCACTGGACTGACGCTTGCAACATCTAATTACTCTTTTGTTATGCAGGTGTGGCCTACGGCTAAAAGATCTACAAGCCCTCTTATTGCTACTACAGAAAAGGGTCTTAAGGGTGTAGACCTTGGTACTGCAGAGATTCCTGGAGGAGCTTATTTTGAGCCTTTTGTTGTCGATGATAGCGGAAATGTCACTATTAAAGCTACCGCTGCTACTATGCGCAATGTACCTGCGGGTCGTCATGTATATGATCTTCAATATATTTTACCTACAACATCTGGAGTTGACACACACACAACCGTTTTGCGTGGAGCTTTTGTAATAAATGAAGACGTTACTAAGATTACTAGCGGTGCAAAAAGATGAGTGTAAGTGTATCGACATCCCAAGGCAACACGGTAGATGTTTCTGTTTCGGGCGGTAATACTGTAAGTCTATCTCAGACAGTTACTACCGTATCTGTCGCAGTTCCATCCGCACCAAGTTTTATTGTTACTGAAAAAGGGCCTAAAGGCGATACTGGTTCTGGGGTGGCTTCTGGAGGAGCAGAGAACCAGTTTCTTCAGAAGAACAGCGCCACAGACTATGACACGAAGTGGAGTGCGTATTCGTTCCCTGCTGCTGACGGTGAAGATGATCAGGTTTTGGTTACCGATGGCGCTGGTGCATTAACGTTCGACCATGTCAGATCTACCCGAATTACAATAAGGAACGACGAAGGGGCTACGATACCAGCAGGCACTCCTGTTTATTCTAGGGGTGAGGTTGGTGGTAGTGAGCGCATACTTGTGGGTATTGCTGATGCCTCAGATCCTGCAAAGATGCCAGCTATTGGTATAGCAGAGACTACGCTTACGACAACTGGAGACACCAAAGACGGATACGCCATTATGTCGGGTGTTTTTAACACCAACGTATCTGGCTTTACTGGATTGTCTGAAGGAGACATCTTATATGTTTCAAACTCTGGTGGTGGTTTGTCACAAACAAAACCTACAGGGACTTACTTGATTCAGAACGTAGGTATTGTGCTGAAGACTAATAGTACAATTCTGCAGGGTTTTCAGGTGTCTTGTATCGGAAGAACCAACGATGTCCCGAACATTCCTACTGGTAATATCTGGGCAGGGAACACCAGCTCCGTGGCTACGGCTACAAGCGTGGCTTACATTGACATCGCTAACAGTAGAGTCGGTATTGGGACAGTAACCCCGACTGAAACTCTTCATGTTGTGGGTGGATGTAAGATAGAAGGTAACTTTAGAGCAGACGCTATAGAGATAAACGGTAGATCTCAAACATCACCATCTGCTGGCGAGTATGGTGCTGGATCTAAGATCGTTACTCAGTTTGCTACTGGTACTGTGACGGCTGGCGTAGTGTACGTCGCTAGCAGCAGCGCTTGGGTACAAGGAGATGCTGACGTAGCTGGCGCCTCTATCGGCATGATTGCAGTGGCTACAGATGAAGCTTCTGCAAATTCAATGCTTATCGAAGGTGTCATCAAACTCTCTTCTAATGCTGGATTCTCTGGGGCTTCTGCTGGTGATGTTCTTTACTTGTCTAACACAGCTGGTGAGCTTACTGCTACAGCACCTTCAGGTACTGGCGATTACGTAAGAGTCTGTGGGTATGTCGTCAACGCCTCTCAGAACGAAGTATTCTTCTCACCATCGAAAGAATGGAGGGTGGTTTAATACTTACGTCTTTCATATATTTGCATTACTAAAGATCATGAATGCTGTAAAGTATAACAAGGGAGGGAAGATTAAAATTTCCTCAAAAACTCAAGCGGTTGACCCCCCTAAAGGATTCCACTGGATGGAGGAACGCGGTAGATATTTCCTCATGAAGGGAGATTATAAACCGCATCCTAATGCTGTAAAACAAGCTAAATTTAAGCTTGTGAGTCATGGGTAAAATGAAATTTAATCCGAAATACACTCGTGGTAGCTCGAATGTTGCAAAAAGAAAAAAACTTATGCAACAGATTTCTGAGATTTACAAGAAGTATAGAGGAACCAAGGCTAAGAGAAAAAAGAAAGGATTTCCGCCTGCCGTAGAAGCAAGACTAAAAAAACTTATGGCACAAAGAGACAAGGTATGATTGTACTTAAGAAAGGAGGAAAATCCAAGAAAAAAGGTAAAGGCTTTTCTAGTTTGACCCCAGCTCAAAAGGAGGTCTACAGAAGAGGCCTTGCCGCATATATGAGCTCTGGAAACAGGCCAAAAGTGTCTCAGCATGCTTGGGCTATGGCAAGAGTTAAATCTGCTTTTGGAAAAAGAGAGGCAGCTAAGATTCGGTCTGGCAAAAAGAAAAAGAAATAATAAGTATATTTGCGTAAATAATTATCCATTATGGCTACAACTACTGCAACAATTACATTATCGAGCGCTGACCTCACTGGTGACGCTCTCTCACTGTCTACGACGGCGACCCTCACTAAGGGAGGAACGGTTACTGGTTTGGATCAAACGACTGGTGTAAACAGAAAAATTTACACTGCAACTTCTGAAGTTGTTTTGTTTGACGAAACAGATTTTGGCGCCGCCTCTGACCCAGCTCATAAAGTTTACGTTAGAAATCCAAGTACTGTTGCTTCAGAATACTTTACCGTTAAGTTTGGTAATGGCACTGGAGATGCTGGTGCTCTTGAAATCGGCAGACTTTATGCTGGTGACTGGATGTTACTTCCATACAGTGCAGATACTGATACGGACATTACTATTACGCCAAGTGTTGCTACGTCTATGACGATCGAATACATGGCTCTTTATCACTCATAATGGCTACACTTAGGGCAACATTAACATTGAATAGTGCTTCCGTTCTGGCAAGCCCTGTTAGCGTATCTGCAGAGTTTTCTGCAAGTGCTGATTCTGGCATTTTGAGCAGAGCGAAAGTTGTTAAAACTGCTGTAAACGCTAATGCCCTAGAAGTTTATACTGCAAACGACAGAACTGAATCTGCATATCTGTTTGTAAAAAACCTTGAGCTAGAGAAAGAAAACTACATCTATATCTACAACGACACAGATAGTGATGGTCTTGTGGCAAAGGTTGGGGGCTCTGAATTTTGTTTTATTCCAGTTGCGGTGGATAAGGGATATAGGGTCTATGGAACTAAGGTGGATCAGATGATTGAGTTTGGTGTGTTTGGTTTAGATAGCTCTAGTGCAGGACCTTTTAATCAGAACTAATAATTAAGATATGAACCTACACAATCAGCTCCCATCTAATATTTATGCAATTAGCGCTAGCGCTACTACGGCATCATCTCCTGTAAATGGAAAGTTTTTTTCTATCACATGTAGTGTTGCTGGAGACGTAACAGTCAAGGGTGGCGCCTGTTTTGAATACATTAATATTGATGCTGCATCAGCTGCCAATGTTGTAAAATATATTGACCCATCTACTGGTGAGGCTTATGTTGATGAGGCCGCTGCAAATGGCGATGCTACTGGATTCTACCAAAAAGTCAGCTCTCAAGATGTTACGATTACAATGGTTGCTGGACAAACTATCTATGGAAGATTTGATAGTGTAAAGAGTGACGGAACCTTTACTGGGTTTGCGTATGCAGGATAATTAAATACAACTAATTAAATATTTATGGACGAAAATAAAAACACCGTTGCAGGGTTTCAGGTATACGATTCTCCTGAAGCCCTTTCTGCAGCTATGACTGCAGAACCATCAGTAGAAACACCAACTGAAGAGGCTCCCCCACAGGAGTCTCAAGTGGTTTCTGAGCCAACAGAAACGCCAACTGCAGAACCAGTAGTAGAAGATACTTCTGAGTCTCAGCTGGAACAACAACCTTCTAGCGATCAATTCGCTCAGGTTAATCAAAGTGAATTCACTCAGCAGTCATCTGCTGATGATGAAGAATATAGTGATGAGGACATGGAGCAGGCAGTCATCTCATATTTGAGCGAGAAGCTCAATAGAGAAGTAGCGTCTCTCGATGATCTTATTACGCCACAAACCCAATTGGACGAAAGGGTGGAGGCTATTGCTAAGTTCGTTGCGGAGACAGGGCGTGCTCCCAAGGACTGGTTTACCTATCAATCATTGAGCACTTCCGAGATGGATGATGCTACTTTGGTTAAAGTAGACATGGCATTGCAGTATCCTAATCTTTCTGCCGATGAAGTAAACACTCTTATCAACAGTAAGTACAAGCTGGATCCAGGCAAGTACTCTGAGGATGAAGTAAAACTTGGAGCCCTTCAGATGAAGGTCGACGCAGCTAGTGCTAAGAAGCAGATTGAAGAGCAACGCATGAGATATGCAGCTCCTGAACCTAAGCCAGAGCCTGCAAAACAAGAGAGCTTTATTAATGAAGAGTGGATTTCAAAAATGAAACGAGAGGCTAATGATTTGACTGGATTGGAATTCGATCTAGGCAATGATAAGACTTTCACCTTCGGATTGGATGACCGATACAAACAGGACCTTGTTAATAAGAACTCTCGTCTCGATGAGTACTTTGACGCATATGTCCAAAATGACGGAACCTGGGACTTTGACAAGCTCAATTCTCACAGAGCCATTCTTGACAACATTGACGCTATTGTAGCGTCTACTTATAGACAAGGCCTTAGTGATGGTCAAAAGGGTGTTGTGCAGAATGCGGCTAATGTCGCTGCACAGGTTCCACAACAGAGCTCTCAACCAGCTGCTAATCCGCTGCATGATCAGCTTAAAAGCATTCTGGGTAGGAACTCAAACAAACTAACTCTTAAAATCTAAAACTAGAAAATTATGGCTACTATTACTGGGGCTACTATTGACCAGGCCTCTTCGGACCTGCGGCTGACGCCCGAAAAATACACGACTATTGACAACCTTATCAAGACGACTAAGGATTTTGTCATGCCCGACTTGGTTGAGTCTTACGGCGACCAAGGCATTACTGGATTTTTGAACCTCGTTGGTGCTGTGAATTCAGGCGGTACTTCTGATCAAGTCGATTGGTGGGAAGCTGGCCGTCGTCACAGAGTCTACACGGGTACATTCTCTAACAATGGTACTGGAGGCGCAGGCGCACCTGGAACTGTCGACTTTACGATTGATACCTCAGCTTCTGGTGACGGCGCAGCACACGTTGCTGGTTTGTTGCAAGCAAACGATGTCGTTATGAGCGCTGACTCTGGCCTCAGATATATTGTTAACGAGGCCGAAAATGCGGCAACCGACACGAACCCTGTTGTCAAGTTGGAGAGACTCGACGGCGCTGTCACCTCACCTGGAGAATCTACAACTGCTGGACTTAAGTTGATTCACTTGGGTAATTTGTACGCTCAAGGAACCGATCAACCTACTCACTTCCAAGATTCTGACGTTGTTAAGCGTAGCAACCCATTCATGATCGTCAAGGATCGCTACCAAGTCAATGGATCACAAGCAACCAATATCGGTTGGGTGAATCTCGGCAATGGCGACTACAGATGGTTTATGTACGGTGAGCAAGAAGCTCGTAAGCGCTTTGAGGATCGTCGTGAGATGATGTTGCTCTTCGGTGAGAAGAACGCAGCTACGACAAGCGACGACACCGACAACGACCTCGGTGCAACTTTTGCTGGTTCTGAGGGTTACATCACGGCTGTTGAAGACAGAGGTATCGTTATCTCTAATGCGAATGCTAACCCAATCGATAGCTTTGCTGAATTTGATGACTTGATCTTGGAACTCGACAAGCAGGGTGCTCCTTCTGAGTACGCTATGTACTTGAACAGAAAGCAAGATCTCGCTATCGACGACATGCTCGCTTCTGGTGTTTCTACTGGTGTGACTGCAGGCTTGGCTGGTCAGTTCGGTGCGTTCAATAACGACGCTGATATGGCTGTCAAGCTTGGCTTTAAGTCGTTTACTCGCGGTGGTTACACGTTCCACAAGCACGACTGGAAGTTGTTGAACGATCCAACGTTGTTGGGCGCTTCTAACTACTTGCAGGGCTCTATGATTCCTTTGACTCAAGTTGCTGATCCTCGTTCAGGCGCTAAGGCTCCTGCGTTGGCTATGTACTACAAGGAAGCAAATGGCTACTCTCGCGAAATGGAGCACTGGGTGACTGGTGGCGGTGTCTTGGGACACACCAACAATGGCGACACTGGAGCTGACGTTGCTACGTTCCACTACCGTTCTGAAATTAACTTGGTCACTCGCGCTGCTAACCAGCACGTTGTTATCAAGGGCTAATTGTTAAACTGAAAAAACTTAGAAAACATGGCTTTGAAAGGAGAAAAGTACTTGTACTTCCGTAGCGACGCTACACTCACAAACGATGACGATAATGCTGCAGGATCAAACACTTACCCCCTCTCTACGTTTAGGGGCATGGAGTCTACTTCGGACACCACGATTACCCTTTACTTTGATGGTAAGGTAAACTTCCACGGTAATGGCGCGGCTGCAGATGCCGACAACCTTGCGGACACTGTTGTTCTCACTATTAGCACCGCTAACAACCAAAAGGCTGTTATGCAGGGATTGGTTGAAGCATTTAACAACGCCAAAGGATCTTTCCTCGTTGTTGCTGACGATCACGCTAGTGAGTACTTGGTTGGAGATATTGCTTCTGTTGGAAACTTTACAGTTCAAGCAGCTCAGGCCTAATATCATTTACTTGTTTCGAGAAAGGGGGCTTCGGCCCCCTTTTTGTTTTCTGTATATTTGCATTATGATTGTCAAGAAAAAAGATAAGTATGTTGTAATATCTAAATCTGGCAAAAGACTAGGTGGTCCATACTCATCTAGAAAAGAAGCATTAAAACGTCTTAGACAGGTCGAATATTTTAAGAACAAATAAGTATATTTGCATATAGTTTAATTGATTTAATGAAATTCTTCCTGTTCAATATATCTGACGTATCGTCAGCGAGCACAAGGGACTCTGATAGCGGTCTTGGCATCAGTGCCATATCAATACCCTCAGACAAACTCTGTAACATCACGGCCACCAAAGGATTTGTCAACATGACCTTTGATGACGCTGGTATTTATGAGGAGTCCTTTGGGAATATCGGGGAGGCTATCGAGAAAGTAAATATATCTGTAGCCTCATCGGATGGACATGAGGTTGATCTCATTGTAGACATCTTAAACTTTATCTCCGCCAACAACAACAAATTTATTATGAGGTTTGACGCTGTAAATAACACGTCAAATATGAGATTCTCTGATGTTAGCAGCTCCACTAATCTCATCGCTAAGGTTTCTACATCTCCTATTAATATGGAGACAGGAAGGATCTCACTTGGCACAGAAGAGGAACAGTATCAGGACACCATTGCAGAGATTAACTTTAGGGGCAACCTTCCAATTGTTGATTTTAATCATGAAGGCCTTAGCGGATTTGCAGATGGAGCCACAATAACGTCTTGGTCTAATGCTGGCACTGGGGGATCTGATTACAGCATCTCTACCATTACTGGCACGCCGTCTTGTGAAACCTCATCTTCAAGCAGCAACATCTCTCAGAGGTCAGCAAACCTAACTGGAAATGGAGAGTACTTTACTGTGCCTTCTTTAACTGTTGCGGACGACTATACAATATATGTTGTTCTTGGTCAGGTAGTACCGCCTATGTGTGTTTACGGTGATGCAGCTGGAGAAACAGTTGGGTTTGGTGGGAGCTATCCTGCTGGCACTGATCTTACTGTTGTAAGTGTTACTGACAAGAGAAATTCGTTTTCAGTGAGACATAGTGGGATAGAGGGTGCGGTAGCAACGACCCAAACAAACGACAACAAAAACGGAACAGTATCATATACGTGGCCTAAATCTCAAGTTGCTAATCAGGTTGTTGATGATTATGACGTGGATGTTTTTGTCATTAGAAGAGACAAGAACTTCAATATGATTATGCATAATAGAGATGGCGATATTATTGGTTTTATCCCAGCAAAAACAAAAGCTCTAAACGACAAACTCACCAAGGACTCTTCTGCCAGAACAGATGGAAACCTGTTAATCGAACGTCTTGGCACAGTTAAAGACATTCTATCTCTTCCTGGCGGAATTGGATTTAAAGGGTATATTGGTCGTTTTGGAGTTATACCACAGGACATTGGTGTGGGTAAAGCCAGACTACTTGCCGAAGACTTGTTTAAATTCTATAAATCTTAATTCATTTTAATATGGAAACCAAAACCAAAAGGTCCCCTGGACGACCTAAAGTTCAGAAACCAGTTTCAAAACCAACACCACCGTCAGCACCTGTGCAATCTTTTGCTAAGGAGATGCCCGAACCTAAGGCCCCTGCTAAAAGATCTCTTAAGCGCAAGGAAGAAGTTCGAATTGCAACTGAGTATGAGATTATTAAGGGCGGAGGCGTAGTGTTTATGCTTCCTCAAAAGGGTGTGACCATCTACGACAAGGAGCTAGATACAGTAAGAGAAATTAGATACTGCCCTAACGAGCCGTCTATCTTTGTTGATGAGCAATCAGAAAATGCGGTTAGAAAGTCAGTAGCCTTTACTGATGGCAGGTTGTTTGTGCCTAAGGAAAAGCCAAACCTCAAAAAGTTTCTTGAACTTCACCCATTGAATAAGGCCAATGGTGGTAAAGTTTTTTCTTTGGTTGACAAGACGAGAGATGCTGCTCAAGAGCTTGAAAGAGAATTTGCTGTGTCTGATGCCGTTTCTATTGTAAGAGATAGAGACATCAATGATTTGCTTGCTATTGCTTTGTACTACGGCATTAACATCAATGCAAATACTGCTGAAATTAGATACAATTTGTTGAGGATTGCTAAGTCCAAGCCAATTGAATTTATGCAGGCTTTGGATTCGCCTGAGGTTACTTGTAGATCTACAGTCAAGCAAGCCTCTGACTATCAAATCATCTCCATTAAGAGTAATGGTGTGTACTGGTTTGACGCCAATACTCTGATTGTATCTGTACCTGTTGGCCAAGACCCAATCGACACAATGGTTAGGTTCTGTCTCACTGAGCGCGGAGCATCAGTATTGTCTTTGATTGAAGACAAGCTTGATTCTATGTCTTGATATTGATTTTTTTTATTAAAAGAGCCGCCCTAAAAAGCGGCTTTTTTATTTCTTATATTTGCTGTATGGTAAATATTGTTGATGTATATAACGCTGTTAGAGACCTTTGCAATAAGGATCAACGAGGATTCGTTACCCCAGAAGTCTTTAGCACCTTTGCTGGTATCGCTCAGCAGAACGTTTTTAATGAGATGTTCCAGGAGCTGCTTGCAGCAAACAGGGCCAGAAAAGCGGGCATTGATGCATCGCGAGACAAGTCCCTGTATAAGATGGTAGAAGAAGATCTGTCGTATTTTATTACCACCAGATCTTTGAGTGACGATGTTCCTCAGCCCGAAGATTACGACGAGGAAACTCAGGGTGAGTACATCAATCCTGCTGATTTGGAGGCTAGTGTATTTAGAAAGCCAGAGGATTTGGCAAGGATTATTAGCATCAGAACTACAGATACAGATAGGAATTTGGATCTTATCTATAATTCTGAAACAGCCGAAAGGGTGCTGAACAGCAATCTTTCTGGGCCTACATCTGATTTTCCTGTAGCAATTATCACCAATCAAATTGAAGTATTTCCATTTGAGGTGAACTCAATTCTGCTTAAATACTACAGGCAGCCTAAGTCTATTGACGCATCTAACGGGGCCATTGATTTAAGTTCAACGCCAGTTTACGTTGAGATGCAAGCTGGTGCCAACATTACTGTACCCGATGTATTGAACTCAAGGCATTTTGAGCTTCCCGACCACTATAAGAACGAGTTAATCATTGAGATAGCAAAGATGATCGGTATTAGATTGAGAGATAGCTACCTTTCCACCTTTGCTATAGCAGAAGAAAAAGCTGAATAATGGCATTTGAAGACGTAGTATACAGAGGTTCCAGGCCGAGCACTGGGACAAGCAGTGAGACAATGAATTTTGTCTCTCTTCGTCAGGTGATCAACGACTACTTGATCACTATGGATGGAGACGATTATGCAAGTAATGCATCGGATGCCGCTATTAGAAACATTGCGCTTCGAGGCATTCGTGAGCTTGGATTTGATGTGAGTAGCCGTGTGCGATCCATCAAAAGGCCTGTACAATCAAATAATACTATCATCCTTCCAGATGATTATGTAGATATTGTAAAGCTTGGAATCGTCGATTCTGAAGGCATCATTCGGGTTTTCAATCAAAACAAAAACATCAACTACTCTAGAAAGATTAAAGTAGAAGATGACGGAACTATTGGGAAGACAGACAGTGCTCAGGGTCCACTTAACCTTACTCAGAACAGAATAGAGAACAGACAAGACGACAAGGGGGCTACTGCGTCATCAACAGCTGACAGTGGAGATCTTGACTTTTATGTTTTTGAAAACTATCTTTTTCAGGGAGGCCTTGGGAGATTGTACGGTTCTGGTGGTGGATATGCTCCAGGCGAGTATAGAATCAATCTTGATCAAAACAGAATTGAATTAGACACAAGCTCTGAGACAACGGATATTGTTCTTGAATACATCTGTGATGAGGCGCGTTCTACAAACCCAGTAATTCACGTGTATGCTGAAGAGGCATTGAGATGCTATATCTACTACAAGCTGTGTGAGAGAAAGTCTACCATTCCAGCGAATGAAAAGATGAGAGCTCGTTCTGAATATTACAATGAGCGCAGAAAGGCCAAAGCAAGACTTTCAAACTTTAGCAAAGAGGAGGCGCTCAAGACTATTCGTAAGAATTTCAAGCAATCACCTAAGTATTAATGATTGATAAAGTAATTCCGCAGAGGTTAAACTCTGATGTAGATTCAAAGTATCGGCCATCAACCGATATGATTGATGCGCTGAATATTGCGCTTAAAGAAAGCTACAACTTAGGGACAACTAACGCTCAGCAAAACAACTTTTCAGGCGACTCTGGTGTGGTCAAACCCATTCCATCAAACGCAAGTATTGAGGAAATTACGGGCATTGACAGCCTTATCAGTGACAATAGCTTGTTTCGAGTCATTGGATCTGTGGCCGACGAGGTGTTTAATGTCATTTATTTTTTCGCATGGTCCAACGATTCGGACCAGATGGGCGTATATGCTTGGGATCAGGACGCTATCTTGCCTGGCAACAACGTAAGAGAGTCATACGTTAAGGTATATACGTCTCCTAAATTCAATTTTCCAAGTGACGGGTTTGTAAAAGCTGACGTTGTTTATGTTGGTCAACGCAGAAATGCAAATGAATCTGAAGACGGCGGCAATGTACTCTTGTACTTCACCGACAACAAGAACGAACCAAGAAAGCTTAATGTCTATGACGTTATGGAGGCCAGCCTCAATGACTATAATGACATCGACATTTTGGATATGATTACGGCATGTCCTAGGACTCCGTTATCACCTATTACTTTTGGTTTTGACTTTGATCCATCTAGGTCTTCTTCGAACTTTACGAGTATACCTGGATTGCAGTTTGCATATCAGTACGTATACAGAGACAACGTAGAAAGCGCATTGTCAACCTACTCTAAGATTGCTGTGCCACCAGCATACCTTGCATTGGGGGTTGTTACTTCTAGTGTAAACCTTGAAAATAGATGTGTTCTTTCAATTCCTCGTGGGTCACGTGAGGTTTCTGAGATTAAAATTCTTGTTCGATACGGAAATTTGGGTTTGTGGAGATTGATTGACGAGATAAAAGATCTGCAAACTGACTCACCAGATTACGACACACTTGGTGATATTACCTATAATTTCTATAACGATAGGATTCTTATTCCAATCACAGAAGAAGAATCAAATATGCCGTTCAGCAATCTACCAAGGATTGCACAGGCTCAGACAGTATCGTCTGACAGACTTATTTATGGTAATTATGTAGAGCAATATCCAGAAGTGGATGTTTCTGCAGATATAACGGCTGTTTACAATGGAACACCAAGACAAGGTGACCTGATCCAAATAAGTGTTGTTCCAGTAATCAATCAATTCAGGGCCCGCCCGAATGATGAAGACCTTGAATCTCAAGAAATCTACAAGAAACTTGGAACTAATAGGGTTGCTGGCTATAAGATTGATTTGTCTACTGTTCCAAGCGATTACTTGGAGTCGGAAACCATTATACAGGTAGACTTTACGGTTATCCCAGATAACCACTTTCATTTCTACAACCAGCAAAATTCATATCACGGAAGTAGGGAGGCTGGATTTTTCAATGGAGAAAACAACAATGATGAGATTTTAGATCGCATCAATGACGATGGATCGCAAGCTCCTGAAACTGACTCAGATTCAGATCTATATCGTAGCGGAAAAAAATATTTTGGTCAAAATAAGGGGGTTAAGTTTATTGATGGGATAAATGATGAAGCTCGAAACCTATGGAATTACCAGGGGTGGTTTCCAAATCCTAGCCCAGAGGGATCAATTATAAATAATCCGTCCATTTCTGGCAGCACTGCTGTTTCTTATGGTACGTCTGCTGCGAATCCGTTCATCATCAAATCTGAGCCATTGAGGTTCTCTGTTACGTTTAAAACAAATTTTGATACGAGCGATCCAAAGAACTTTATTAAAGATACTATATATCATTTCCTTACTGGGGAAGTTGATATGCCTCAAATCAGTGGTCAGGATTTTGCCACAGAGGTTCAACAGACGCTGAGTATTGCTTCATACGATATAGACCTGGACCTTAGTGATGGGTCTAAAATCTATTCTCAATCTGGCAACGATTATAGAAAGCATTTGATTGTTGGTGTTCAGTCAAATGAAGGATCTCCATCCGATCATACTGAAGAGCCTGTTGGATACTTTATTGTTAATAAGGCAAACGTTTCTTTTGGCCTGAAGGCCTTCACCTATATGGAGGACGCATACGATACAGAGCCAAATGATGTAAACTGCTATATTGGCCTTGACCTAAAGGCCTTGGGTAATGTAGAGGTGTATACGTGCATCCCGTATGTTCCCGTTGGAACCTTCATCTCTGCTAGAGCCAATACCGATGCTCTTCCTGAAGAAGTTTACAATGGAGAGAACAAATTATGGGTTGGTATACTTCCAATTAATTTAATTAATGGCAACATAGCCTATTGGATTACATATTCTAGGGAGACAATTGCATCAACAGATATCGAATCACTCCCTATCTATCTTCCAGAAAACCAGTCCTGGATTCCTGACAACGATGTTAGTGAAAATTCTATTGGATGGATGCAAAATGACCCAAGGAATATGTATTTCTTTGGATACACTCAGTATCAATACATTATTCGTCAACAGAATACTGTTAATAGTGGATATATCAATCCATATGAAAACAACGTTATTGACCCAATTCTAGATTGGAAGCTTGCAAATCTTGCCGCTGGATTTAACAACGGAAGGGGGAGCTATTGTCTTGGTTATTTGTCTGCTCCATCTGGCAACATTAGTGAAAACCTTAAGTTGATAAACACAAGTGACGAAGTATTTAATTACATCTCATCAACTGCTGGATTAAATTCTGATCTTGTAAATCAAAATGCTTTGTTTTCTTTGGTCGATGGGGAAGGGGGGCCAGGGTTTGAAAACAATAAAACTGGAATTGGTCAAGAAGTTTCTTGGGGCAGCATATCCCCATATGTTCTATTTAAGGGTGATCTTAGGAGAAGATATATTGTTGACAAAAACCAGTTGCCAACAGCCTCTCTTGATGAACTGCAAAATCCAGCTCAATACGCAGGAACCAGTGCTGGTCAAAGCTCACCGCTTTTGGATTTGAGCGACTCTGAAGATCTTATTGGCTGGGTAAAGTCAAGAGGTTTTTTAAAGAGTTTTAGAAACACAAGTATTGCATCTCCATACGAATCTCTTGGGTATCATTATATGCCCGACGCTAATGCCGATGGTGACAGCACTCTTTTGACCTACAATCATGACGTTCCCTCTACTCTCAATACGTGGGTAGAGGTTGTTAGCGTCACGACATTTGCAACTGGTATAAGTGGCTTATACTATCCAAGATCGTTTAAGACAAATGCCAATCATGATTTTGGAATTGTCTATTATGACCAAAGGGGTCGCTCTGGAAATGTAAATTATCTAGGCAATGTATACGTAAATGGATATAGTAACGCTGAACGTGGTTTTGATGAAAAGGGTAGGGTAGATGTGTTGTTGTCTCTAAACAATGACCCACCGTCATGGGCTACTCAGTATCAAATTGTGTATAGTCCGAATAGTACAATTGGTGACTTTGTTCAGTATACAACTGGCCCAGCATTTGTTCAGAGTGTTGTTGAGACAGACCCATTAAGTAACGATGAGTCACTGATATATGTTTCGCTGGCCCACCTTCAGGGTGTTAACAACATATCATATAGTCATGCTTTTGGCGCGGTAAACAAAGACGGCGGCAAAGATTTATACACGCATAAGCAAGGAGATAGGCTTAGGATTCTGTACTATACAGACACGGATGGTGAAGAGGTGGTGTATCCAAAAAACTATGTTTTTGATATTGTTGATGTCGTAAACCTATCTAGCAATCCATTAGAGAATCCTCTCTTTCAAGGTGAAGGCGAACAACAAGTTGGTGACCTTAACTATGGCGGTCAAGCCCCAACCTACAAAACGGGTCAATTTTTGGTGCTAAAAAACAATCCTGATGCCAGTGGATTTACATATGGTGAGGTTGTTGCCTCAATGCAGGCATTAGATGATGACAATAACCCAACGTATGATGTTGGGTCAAATTTCTGGAATAATAGAACTGTTGTTGAAATATTCTCGCCAAAGAAGGTGCAAGAATTTGATGATAGATTTTATTATGAAATAGGGGAAAAGTACGATGTTGCTAGAAACAGCCAGGGAAATCCAGTGCATTCCCAAACGTCTATCACTTTAAAGGACGGTGATGTATGGTGGCGAAGAGTTGCAGTTAACTTCCCAGATTACGTCGATGGCGAAGGATTCCAATTTCTTTCAACTGAAAGTGTGGATGGAGATATAGAATCTCTTCCATCATTTAAAAACGTGATACTTGAAACGCTTGCATTTACAGACCTTATACCTGGGTGCAATGGTCTGGATTGGGGTAAGCCAAAGGTTATTGTCCCAGGATCAAAACCCCTGTACAAAAGGTCGTCCTTAATATACTCTGATAAAAACAATTACGCCTCAAAAGCCAATAGATATACTACGTTTAACGCAACGACCCTGAACTTTAAGGACTTACCTAATGAATATGGGTCTATCAACTACATTCTGAATGATTATGACAATGTCGTTGTCATTCAAGAAAACAAGGCTAGTTCAATTCCAGTTAGCAGAAACATTATATCAACGGCTACTGGCGAACAGTCTTTGATTGCGTCTCAAAAGATTCTTGGTACACAAAAGTTTTATGGAGGAGACTATGGTTCTGGTGGAAACCCAGAAGGCGTTATTCGAGCTGGAGAGGCCATCTATTTTGCGCACAAGGGAAAGAGGGAGGTATATAAGCTGACTAGAAGCAAGGGGGTGGCAGTTGTATCTAATAACAACATGAAGGCATACTTCAATAACATCTTTGCCCAGGCCTTGAAAGATGAGCGCAATGGGGAAGGAAAGGTTCGTGTTGTATCTGGGTATGATCCGCTCCGCGATGAGTATATTATCTCCGTGTTTAATATGGAGGACTTCACTGGGGAAGAGTTTGAATATGACCCACTTACTGGCGTCTTTGAAGGCGTGACAATTATTGATGGTGATGTAGACACTGAACAGCCAGGGGGAGATGAAGGTCCCGTCGCACCAGAAGGAACGGACGAAACCGAAGATACTGGTGACGAAGGAACTGATGAGGGAACTGGCGATGAAGGGCCAGAAGAGCCAACGGATGATGAGGGGACTGGAGGAAATGGCGATGGCGGGCCAGCAGATCCAACGGATGATGGGGGGACTGGAGGAAATGGCGGAACAGATGGCGGCCCAACAGAACCTGATGATGGAACACCGACGAGAGATGATTCTACCGTAGATTCGGGGATAACTGATGTCGAACCATCGGAGGAAGATCCCACGAGATCATACTTAGGTCTCTCGGTGTCTAGCAGTGGAGGATTTATTTCAGCAGAAGAAACTGTAAAATGAAACAGACAATAGCTTTTGACAACAAGTCTGAATACTGGAAGACTCGGTACTCTTATGCGCCGTCATGCATGATGCATCTTGACAAATTGTTTTTTACCTCCCCCAACCAAAAGACTGAGGGTGATGGTAGAAAGCCAATTTATAGACATAATGATTCTTCTGATGGATTCAACTCATTCTATAATTCATCCGAGCATTCATTGCCAAGCGCCTTGGCTGTAAGTTTTAATGGGTTTACTGCAAAGTCATTTGCTTCTTCTGCCTCAAATACGACGTCATCTAATAAGCTGTTTAAGTCATTCTCGATTTCTGGACTAAACAAATCTTCTGAGGTGACTGGTCTTTCTTTGGGTGCAAGCGCATTTATTGTCAGCAACAATAACAACCTAAATTCCGCCTCCGAAGGCCTACACAATTTATCACCGCTCGCGCGTAGAGGCAACTCTGTTTATGGGGAAATTGGGAAAGATTTCTATATGTCTGGGACAAACATCAAGGCAATAGGGAAAATAAAGAATGTGTACCTGCACTTTGCTTATTTGGATGGGGATAATATATGGACTCATTTGACACCTGAATTAGATTCTAATGATCCACAACCACAAGACAACTTAGTTATAAATGGGCTGATCGTAGACGCTGATGGATTTGAGGCAGCGCCAGTCCTTAACAACCAAAAGCTGTATGCTTTTGAAATCGAGTCCTTCGCGTCAAATAATCCTTTGCCCTCTAGCATTTTTGGAGGACAAGCTGGTGAGTACACTAAATTTTTTAGTGGCAGGGTCAATGAAAATAACACCATGTCAGCCGTCCCATATGTAAGGATTGGACCATATGAGCCCGTAAGTGCTCGATATCAAACAAATTTTGCAGAAGCCAGCAACTTTAATGAAGGCGAAAGTTATTCAACCTACTTGTCTTTTGGGGATCCATATTCTGACGCAACAAACTCTTTTAAAAAGGGTAAATTCTTGCTTATAGCTGCAAATACTACCACAGGAAGTCCTCACGTATACTTTGAAAGAACGCCAGGCGCACCTGCATTTGGGAGTGTATACCCCTCCTTTCAATTTACATGGGACCCAGGGTCAAATGACATTCAACAATTTGTTGCTAAGGGTAGAGAATACTTGTTTGCTATGACACCAGGGGTTATAAATGGTGCAGATCCTCACGGATCTTTTGCAGACGCATTTGTTATTCTTGGCAACACAGACTTCGAAATTTCATCTATGCAGGTGGAGTTTGAGTACACAGAGTATGATCATGGCGGAAAATCAAGCACTAAAAAATAATTTAGTATTTTTGTTACACACATTATTCTAAGATAAATGGCATTAGGATCAGCTTTAGTACTCGCGCAGCTCTTAGGATCAGGGGCAAATTATCTTATTGGGAGAAAGCAAAAGCTTGCAGGCGAAGAACTTGCTAAGGCTGGGAGAGAGGCCATGCTTGCTACGGCTGGACCTACTGCGGAAACACTTGCAGGAGTACAGGAACAGAAAGGCCTTCTTGCTGCGGGCCAGCAAAGAACTCAAGAGAGGTTGGATTCTTCAGTCGCTGGTCTTTTAGATGCTTTGCAATCAGGGGATCAATCTACAATTTCGGCGCTTGTGCCAGGATATGCTGGAGATGTAGCACAAGCTGGTGCGGATGTTGGATTCCAAACGGCAAGGGCTATGGCTGCGGCAAACCAACCACTTATTGAAGCGGCTGAAAGGGAGGCAGATGTATCAAGAGGACTCGCTCAATTTGATTTCCAAACTGGTACAGAAGCTTTCAATAAAGGTCAGCAACTTCAGTACGACGCTATTGGACAGGCTCTAGATATTCCTATGGATCTGGCTACATTTCAAACGGCTAACCCCGATGCTTTTGGCAGCATGTTCCCAGGTTATACGGGTGATGGAATGTTTGGATTTAAATCTAACTCTGAAGATAATCCACAGAATAAGAGTAATCAGATGGCACAGGGGTTGCAGAAGAGTATGAAGACAGGTGAGAATCCGACATGGTTGAGCAATGCACTTCCGACATGGTTGGTCAGAGATAGAGACATCAATGCACTTCCTCGTGAGGATGGAGGGGTTATTAAGACAGCCCAAGCTGGAGCGTATGTTGGTGGTGGGATTAACCCAAGAACCATTAGGGATTTGTTAGCCGCCATGCCAAAGAAAAAAGATGAAGAAGAGGATAAGGAGAAGAAAAAGGAGGAGAAAAAATTAAAAGTTGGCGAGCCAACAGACACTGTAGACACTGTTGAAAATGTAGCGGCTATGGGGGGTGTGATGAAGCCTGGGGACACGCTTCGAACCAGTGGCCCAGAGGATCATGACAAGCAGGAGTACAATATTGTAGACGCTGAGTCAGGTGAAACTGTAGCTAAGACAACTGGACAAGAAGATCATACCGTCAACGAAGATGGCAGCATGACAGTTCTAAATAGCGACCAGTCAGGATCTATTCACGATGCATTCAAAAATGTTGATGTGAGCATGCTCCTTAAGTTTCTTGATAAATATCCTCAGAAGAAAGAAGTAAGAGAACTAATGTCTGCTCTGAATGTATTTACGCTACCACAATTTCAAGACTGATGGCTAACGGACCAGTACAGGGCCCAATATACACTGGGGGTGGTATTAACATGAAGGGCTTTGAGGGGCTCATCCAAGCGGCTGGCACTGCCGCTCAGGCTGATGCGCGTCGCAAGCAGCAGCTTCAGAACGCACGCAGATCTCAAGTCAACAAAGTTCAGAAGATTCTTGATGGCGTTTATCAAGAGACGGGAGCGGACCTGGCGCCAGCTCTAAGGCCTTTTTGGGCAGAGTATGTGGATGGCGTGGACAAGCAGATACAAAACATGACTCTGCAGGACGGGGTCCCAATCACCAGCGTGGCTCAGGGCCAAGCATTGTTGTTTCAAGCCGAGTCCTTCTATGACCACTTGTACAATTACAATCACTTCGAGGGAGAGTATGCCCCCGAGGACGAGATTGAGCTGATTGAAAATCTTATCTCTGACCCCGTGGCTCGGAGAAAATTTCAAGAGAAGGCGCCAGTCGATAAGAACTACCAACTGGACGATGCCACGCAAGCCAACAGCCGCCTATCTCAGATGCAGGATTACGCGGACATTGGATTTATCGGAGCCACTCGAGCTGAAATCGAAGACGGGACGTACACTCAGGGCGGTTACGCAAAATATGGGGAGATTGATTACAGTGGGCCTACGCCTCGTCTAAAGCTTAAAAGCCCAAACGGTGTTGTTGATAGCAGAAGTTCAAGTGGCTATGCCCAACCTGGGGCATACCTCGATGGGTTGTCCATCTACGGTGCTAACCACCAAGGCCTCTTCAATATAGAGCGTTTTTCTGTAGACAGAGAAGCAAAAGATCTTTTTGCCCTTGGTCAAGAATACCTGCAGCCACAGGTTAAGGCGGATAGAGTGCAGCTTGGGTGGGATAGGGGCACTGCAAACCGTTTGGCCCCAGGAATTGTAGATGACACCAGTCAAATGGGACAGGAGATTCGATATGCAATGCTTAATCAGGCTAGAAAAGACAATCCAAATATCTTTACGGAAGCTGAGGCTCGTGCCTTTAGATTCAACAATCCAGCCTTGGCCTTTGAGTTAGACCAGCAGGGTAACGTGCAGGCTACAGAGGAGCAGTTGGCTAATCTTCAGACAAGGTTCGATAGGATTAAGTCAAACCCAGACTACGTCAAAGAGCTTGTCAACGGAAGTAAATATGATAGAGCCGTAAGACAGGATACGAGAGAAGATCGTCAGAGTGATCTGTTCACAGACATGTTGGCTGGCATGACCACTCTTAATCCAAACGACATCTTCTCAATCGAGCAAATCGAAGACGAGATTGATGCTGGTCGCTTGCTCTATGGCACAGATGCAAACGGTGTAGAAGCGCGACAGGCCTTCCATTTGGGATATGCCAGGCTTCTAGCAGAGAAAGCTGTTTTGGGGCAACAGATCCAGCCTGGACAAAGAGTCAGCGACATTGTTATCGTTGGGGCTCCGTCATTTGCCCTGGCGGGTCAGCGCCTTAGGGAGCAAGCAGGTGTTACACGATCATTCATTGAGCAGTTTGAGATTGATGGACACCACCTACCACAAACGATTGGTCGTTTCGCAATTAATTCTACAGGCAGCACACAGCTTCAGTTCTCGCCACAAACTGGTGTTGAAGGAAACATCGACACAGTGTTCTTTACCGAAGATGATCAGGGCAAATTGCAGATTGGAGTCGCCCTTAACAAAAGCGGTGTCACTGGCTTTGGTGTAGGAACCCTTGGCTTGCCAATTGTACCTCTAGAAGGACAGGTTACGTTTGGTCTGGATACACCTCTATTCGACGTTGTCACCGCTCCCGATGGTAGCCAATCACTTAGGGATAGAGGAAGGGTTCAACAGGGTGGCTATCTTGCGGGCAAGACGTTCACAACAGATACGCCTGAACTTGTATTCTACTTTGACCCAATTAGCGACATCAGTAAGCTCAATACCCTTGGCAGTAAGCTTGATGCCCTGTATGGAAAGACAGGACAACAGTACCCCAACGCCGTGAATCCATCTCTTGGATACACCCTTAACGCTATGTTCGACAGAATTAACAAAACGCCAAACTGATGGAGGAAGAAGATATCTTGCAGTTTATTGCCGACCAGCGCAACATGGGAAAAAACGATCAATTTATTGGTCGAAGCCTTCAGATGCGTGGCGTCTCAGATTTTAATGAGTACTTAAAAAAAAAAGACGATACTTCGACCTCACAGTCCGATTCGGGAGAGGGAGTTACGGAGTCGGCGCAAGCTACAGCTCCTCAGGGAGGACAAGATCTTGGTTCTTCGGTTTCACCTGTAGCTCCACAGCCAGACTCTAACGTAGGCACTCAGATTGACGGGCTTAGAGACCCTAGTGTTGACCCCCTGACGGGCGAGGTGGCCCCATGGGAAGACACACCGTCTAACAGGGCAAGGCTTGAAATTGACCCTGTTCATTACGATGCCTTTCAAAAGGCTGGTTTTATCAGAATTATGGATGGGCTGGGTAGCGAACACATTACCCCCCAAATAGAATCTGCATTCTCAGATTTTGTGAATGGAGGTAAATGGTGGTGGAATTCTGTTGATGGCAACCTTGCTAAAATCTCCGAAGAGCTAGCAAAAGATGACGCGTATTTAGAGAGAAACGGCATTGAGTATAAGTCAAGCTATGTCGTTGATCCAACGGCTGGGGCCAGTGTCCCAATGATTGGGGACGCTTTTGTTACACCCATGCCAGAGGATAAGATATATCGCAACAAGGTCAAGGCAGTCAGTAAGCATCTTACATCTCAAATCAATGAGAGCGTCGCTACCTCCATGCTTGACGCCATGCCAAAAAACATTAGGCAAAGCCAAGAAGCTCTCAAGTATACAGAGCAATATATGCTTGAGAACTATGGATCCATGCTCGATCTTACTGGTGAGGGACAGGTTGGGAACACACCGTTTCTAAAATTTGACGGATTTGAGATGGCATCTGGAAACTCTGAGGTCTTTGCGGCAACCATGCCTGTCCCAAAGTTTTCTGGCTATCTCGTTGACAAGTTTGACGCTGCTGGCATTGATTTGGTCAATGCTGTATATAACATGTTTGGCGGTGAGGCCAAGAATGTTGAGCAGATGAGGGAGAAAGCTGACGAGATCAGGGCCAATACTCTTCAATTCACAGAGAGTATGAGTGGCAACTTCACCGACATGCAGTTTGCTAATGGCCTCATGCAGCTTAGTGGGTTTTTGGCGGAATCTACTCCTACTATGGCTGTTCTCATTCCAGCGGCAGCAGTCACTACTACTGCTACTGGAGGTGCTGCAGCCCCATGGTGGTTGAGTGTAGGCCTTATTGGTGTAGAGGGGGCAACTCTCAGCACGGCAGTTGAATCCGCAAGGACTCGTAACCACCCTATGTTTAAGAGATACACAAAGGACGGTGTTACTATTGGGCATGAGGAGATGATGCTTGCTACTGGCGGTGACCCTGAGCTTATGTCTAAATACACTGAGAGCTTTGATAACAGTGCTCGGTGGGGTCACCTCAGCACTGTATTTGGTACTGATTTTGTTTCCGCTGGGGCATCATCATTGTTTTTTCTAAAGGCATTGAAGGGTGCTGGATCGTCTGCCAACGTTGGAAAAGAGATGAACTCGTGGTGGAATTCACACCTTACAAATCTTGGTTATTCAGTTCCAGTCAATAGCGTTACAGCTTCAACTGCTGCCATGGCTCAGTACGTAAGTATGCTTGAGCAATCTGGACAAGAGTATGAGGCGAATGATGTTTTTGAACTTGGTCTTGACGTAGCCCTTGGCGTGGTTCCCATTACCGTTGGGGTCACTGGGTCTGCTTCTGCGGTAAACTATGTGCAAACCAAAGCGCAGATTGCTAACGCGTTGGCTAGAGATGCTGTCGGCAGAAACGGTGGAAACATCAAAATCAATCAGCAGAGAACCAAGTTCTTAGAAATCCTGAGAAACAGTACGGATAAAAACGAACAGATCTATGCTGAACGTCAGCTTGTTGCCCTTGAGGAGCAGAAGCTAAGCACCATGAGTGCTGACGAACAATTCTATTTGAGAATGAATCCTGAAGATTATGAGAATATCTTGAATCTTCATAGAGATTACAACTCAAAACTGCGTCAACTTAACTCTTTGGAGGATCCAAACGGAGATGCTGGCAAGGCCATTAAAAATGATCTTGATGCTATCAGGGAGAAGAGACTCAACATTGAGAAATTGTATGAGGTCGACCCAGACATTGCATCAAAAGATGCCACTACTCCGCCTCCAGATATTTATCAGCCAAGAGCTACGGATGGGGATGGGAAACCTATGTCTACAGACTTTGAGCCAGGCCTGTCTAATTGGTGGTATGTAGAATTCATTGATAAGTATGAAGATGTGAACATGCTCCAAAGGTCTATTATGGAGTATCTGGACACAGAGAACCAGGCTGGAAGAGTTTCGCTTAATCAAGATTTTGAAGTTTTGCAAAAGCTCGCGGTATCTAAGGCTGCATACCAGGTTGAAGAAATGATCAATCTTAGATCACGTGATGGTGGGTTGATAGATCAGTTGAGACAATTGCAAAAAACCACAGATGCAGGTTTTTACGAGAACCTTCCAGAGGTCTATGAGAAAAATATCATTGGCCTTTATGACAGGTGGTCTGTAGCCAAGTTTGCTCCAGAAAGAAACAAGAAAGTTCTTGCAGACAACAAAGCAGAGCTAGACGCTCTGTTGGGGTCTGTCAATGGCGATGCCACGCAGCTTACGACATCGCAGCAGAGCAGGGTTAATTTCTTGCGTGAAAAGATCGCTACAAGAAAAGGTAGCGGTATGTCTGATGCGGATGCAGAAGCATTCCTAAACTCACTTCCAGAAGAGCTCAAGCAATCCTTTGAATCTGTAAGAGAAGAACATAGAGCCATCCAGCAAAATACTAGAGATGCTGCTCTTGCATATGGCTTCATTGATCGTGCTATGTACGATAAAATGCAGGCCACCTCGGAGAACTATGTCACACTGACTGGTGAGGGCATGAAGGCTACTGATGGTAATATTGCCCTCATTGACAATGAGATTATTGAAGCAATTTTCCCATCTAGAGGAAGGCAGGGTGGGATTCCAGATCAACTAAGAAAAGCATCTGGACGTAGCGATGAGACTGGAAGTATTCTTGCAAAAACTATACAGCAGAATACACAAATCCATGTGGCTGGCCAGAAGAACGTGGCTCTCCAAGGCCTCTACGAACTCCTCACTTCAAACCCCAACCCCAAGCATTATACCGTTTCGGATGAAGGCAATTCATTGGCTAGTAATACCGTCATGGTATATCTCGACGGGCAGAAAAAATATATCACGTTTGCTAACGAGGCATACGCAAAGCCATTTAAAACTTCTGGCCCAAGCGACAATCAGTTTTATGTCAAAATTATTCAGCCGCTGCAAAGGATGATGAGTCTTGTGCCGAAGATGTACACTCAATATTCTACTACCTTCTGGGCAGGAAACAGCGTTCGTGATTATCAAAGTTCAATAGTTAACGCCTTGAGTGCTGCAGAAAAGGAATTTGGTTACGCTCTTTATAACGCACAAGGAAAACCAATAAACATTAAACAGCTTGTATCTGATTCTCACTTAGTTGGACGCGGTGAATTCTACAGATCATTTAAGGCTATTGCGGCTGATGAATTTGGACCTGGTACAAATTTTAGAGGTCAAGAAAATGTGTTGTACCAAGAATACAAAGCTCATGGCGGCAAAACTGGGTGGGCTTACAGCCAACCATTAGAAGACTTATCTAAGCAATTGGCTGGTGAGGTTGACGATGCCGTTCGAGGTCAAAAAGCCACACAGTGGATGTATGACAACAGCTTCGGTCTTATCGAATCATTCAATAACACCTTTGAAAACGTCTTTAGATTCCAAGTGTTTAAGGCTTTGAGAAAACAGGGGGTGCAGCCAGATTATGCTGCAGCCGTAGCAAAGGATGTGAGTATTGACTTCAATAGGTCTGGAAATACTACTCCTATGATTAGCTCTATGAAGTTCTTTTTGAATGCTGGACTGCAGGGCGCTGATATGACTGCCAAGACTTCTATCGCCCTTCGCCCGAAGGTTGATCCAGAGGGTAATGTTAGAAATCCAATTCAGAGATTGACTAATGCTCAAAAGCTTCTTATGGGTAGTATTGGTTTTAGCTATATGCTAACACAATTCAATCAGGCAGTCACAGAAACAGACACCGATGGCGTAACATTCTACGACAAGATTCCAGATCAGGTTAAAAAGAGGAATTATGTGTTTATGCTTCCTGGAGATTCAACTGGAGCAAGGATTCTAATACCGAAGGCGTATGGTTATGGCGGCATAAGTGATATTGGGGTCGCAGTTGCTGAAGTTCAGAGTGGCGAGAGAGACCCTGTGGATGGAGCTTTGTATATGGGATCTTCTTTCGTTGAAAATATGTCTCCCATTTATTTCCGTGGCGTTGGTGTGGAGGATGATCCAACAAAATCGATAGACCCAATAAGTCAACCTGGCTTAGTTGTTCGTGCGCTCACGGAAATAGACCCGATTGCACCAATGATTGACGCGTCTCAGAATGTAGATGGCTTCGGCAATCCAATTTTTAGGGAAGCACGCCCTGGACAATCTAGAGCTTCGCAAGCTATCGATTCCCCATCATTGATGCAAGATATTGCGAATGTGCTGAATGAATCATGGGTTAGTGGAGGTAGCGACCAGATTAGTGGGGACCTTGATTTTAATCCAGACGCATTCAACTATCTATTACAGAACTATTTAGGTAGCTCATACATTATGTTTGGTGATGCTGCAGAAGGCATTTTAGATATGGCTGCTGGTCAGGGAGGTGTGGATACATGGCCTATTATAAAAAAATTCTATCAAGAGGATTTTGAATATGCTGCGTATGGAAACTATTACGAAGCAAAAGCCGTGGTTGGCTCATACTTGGCTGAGTTTGGTGACATTGAAGATCTTATGGAAAACAAAGATAAGCCGCTGCCAAGTAGAGATGATAGACTGGACGACTACAGGGCCGTTGAAGACACCGTTGGCGGTGCCCAGGCTAGATATTCGGGAGCCTTGGCTGTCCAGAAATTGATCATGGACAGTGAAATGGAGTGGGCTGAGTTGCAAGAGAGCAAGAAACTTCTTCAGAAACAACAGGATGAACTCGGATACGACATGTTTAATCTTAAGGTGGCTGATGCTTGGGCAGAAAAAGAAAACAAGATTAGAATTATAGAGGAGTCTGAAATGCTGCTTATGGAGAAAGTGCTAAAAGAATATTACAAGTATTACCCAAAAGTTGAAGAATAATGAGTGAGGCAAAAAAAATAAAAGATACCGCCCTTGGCGGATGGTTGAAGCAGAAGGCGCCAGGCATCCTCGACACTGTCGGGGACCTGTTGCCAGATCAGGGTGCGCTTGGTGTTGTAAAGAACTTGCTCGACAAAGAGCCAAACATAGACCCAGCTGAGGCTAAAGCAAAGATTGACGCAGAGATTGCATTCCAGAACAACGTCACGGAGAGATGGAAGGCAGACATGGGAGGGGACGTGAAGCTTGCAAAGCTCATCAGACCAGCTACTTTGATAGCCCTTATGTCGATGTTTATGGTAACGATGGTACTGGATTCCCTTGATAACCTACCATTTAACGTAAAAGATAGCTATGTATCTTTGTTAGAGATACTTATGCTAACATCGTTCGGCGCTTACTTCGCTGGAAGAACCATAGAGAAAGCTAAAAAATGAGATTTTTACCGCTGATGTTCTTGCCTCTGTTTGCCTCAGCACAGCAGGGGTGGTTGATTGTCGCACTGCAAGCTGACTTATACTCGTCAGAAACCAGCTGGTTGATTACAGATGAAAATGGATTTGTAGTTGAAGAATCACCTGGGGTCATCTATAGCAACTCTTATACCGAACGCCTTGTCTTTCTTGAGGCTGGTGAGTATGACTTCACCATCTATGATTCTTACGGAGACGGTATCTGCTGCGGCTATGGTGAAGGGTGGTTCTCTTTAGGAAATCCTTGCGGTCTGGACACGGCGGTGTACGACTTCGGTGGTAGCGAGCTTACCATACCTTTTGAAATTCTACCCTGCCCTCCCCCAATCTTTGGGTGTATGGATCCAGGAGCTTTAGATTATAACCCATGGGCCAATGCCCCAGGCCCATGTTCCTTCCCACCTGAGCAGTGTGACGAGGGAGAAAACAACATCATTATTACAGTCACCCCTGACACCTACGCTGGTGAGATTAGCTGGGACTTGATTACATTCCCAGATGGTGAGATTGTAGCAGATGGATCGGGGTACACAACAACAGGCGTACCAGTAATCGATGCGGTATGCCTACCTGTCGGCACCGAGTTCAAGGTAAATGTATACGACACATACGGAGATGGTATGTGCGGTAGTTGCTTTGGCGGTGTTGACGGAAACCTCTCAGTTACAACGCTTTGCGGAGATACGCTGTACTATGTAGGGGACAGCTTCCAGTACAGCAGCACGAGCAGCGACACCATAGAGGTTGAAGAGTGCGTGTTGCCTGTGCCTCAGGGATGTACCGATCCGTTGTTTGTGGAGTACGACCATACTGCGGTCATTGACGACGGAAGCTGCGAAACAGAGGTGATTTTAGGCTGTACAGATGAGAGCTCTATCAACTACAATCCTGACGCAAACACAATGGATACCGAGGATAGCTGCTACTTCACTCTGACCCTGACGGACGGAGCTGGTGACGGATGGTTCGGCAGCTGGATTGGAGTCGTTCAAGGTGATGAGATCTTTGGGCCGTTTACAATGTTCCCCGTAGACGAGTTTGAGAAAGAGATTCAGATACCATTGTATTCAGGGGAAGCGGTTGATGTAATCTTCTTCACTCAAGGAAACGCAGAGACTACGGCTGCTCAGTGCGGATTTTACTTCGACGGGCCAAACGGTGTGTTTATGGAGGCTGGCACGAACCCATGGACAGATGCAATCATCAAGTTCCCGTTTAGATACACAGGCGTACCAGTGTGTGGTGACTTCTGCATACCAGCTGTAGAGGGATGTACCGATTCCACTGCGTGCAACTACGACTCAGAGGCAAATGTATCTGCATCTTGCACCTACCCTATCGAATACTACGATTGCAACAACGCATGCGTAAATGACACGGATGCAGACGGGGTATGTGACGAGCTTGAGATTGTGGGGTGCCAAGACCCAACAGCTTTTAACTACAACGCAGATGCCACAGACTCAGGAGATTGTGAAGAGGTCGTGTTTGGGTGCATGGATCCCACGCAATACAACTACAACCCTGAAGCAAACACAGACAACGGGGGCTGTATCCCATTCATCTACGGGTGTACCATCCCCGCCGCCATCAACTACGACCCACTCGCAAACACAGACAATGGTAGCTGTGAGATGCCTCTGCCTGGGTGTATGGATCCTGACGCGGCCAACTACAATCCTTACGCAAACATCCCAGAAAACGAAGAGTGTCTGTACGACGCAGGATGTATCACTGGACCTGGCGAACCATACTGGGCCAACGACTACTGCTACTCATGGGTGATCGAGGTTGACCCTTACTGCTGTGAAGAAGCATGGGATGAGGTGTGCATCGACATGTATCAGTACTGCTCCGATGGAGTGACGTCAATCGAAGAGTGGGTGATGTCTTTCATTAAGCTCTATCCAAACCCAACAAATGGGGTGATAAACTTCAAGGGGCCGATAGGGGCGTTTGCAGACGTTTACAGCGCGTCTGGGCAACTTCTAGTGTCAACCGCTTCAGGGCAGCAAATAGACCTTACATACTTTCCTAAAGGCCTTTATGAGGTTGTGGTAAATTATAAGGGCAGAATCGTAGTAGAAAGAATAATCAAGCAATGAGATTTCTCGCACTAACAATCCTTTTTCTGATATCTCTATCAACGGCTGGGCAGAACAGCTTTTACAAAAAGGTGCTTAGAAGAGCCACCTTCTACTCAGCAGTAAACGGTGGTAACTCTGTGTCAGACGATGAGCTGTACTCTGTGTCCACTGGATCTCTAACGACAGATGTAATAGAGACACCATTTGACTACTCTCTCACACTCGGAGTAAGAAAGATTGCGAGGTTTGGGTATGAGAACAGAGCCAACGTGTTCTACGACGGAACAGAAAAGACTTACGGGGATGCCGCTACGGTAGGTAAGTACGATGGAT